GGCCAGTTGTCACAGCTCATATTAAAGATGAGATAGGTGACAAAACTAAGCTTGCCCGTGTGTTTATGGCAGGTCCCATTGTGGATTATGTCATTTGGCGCAAATATGCAGGCCCGTTCTGGCAAACGATGTTGCTGGATGGTTATAAAATAGGTTCTATGCTTGGCATTAATCCGCTGAGCAAAAAAGGAGTCGCGAGGCTCTTTCCTGTTATGTCACCTGAAAAAGGGTGGCATTTATTTGATGATGACAAAGAAGGGTTTGATGTTCGACATATGCGAGAGTATATTGTTGAACTTGTTGATTGTATTTCTGAGTACCTAGTTGAGAATGGCTATACCCCCGATGAAGGGGATATAGTTCGTAGACTAGGTAGGAGGTTAGCAAATAGCGTGGTGTTAATGGATGGTTCTGTTTATATCTCTGTGGGTGCTTTGCCTTCAGGTTGTTTATTTACTGACCTTATTAATACTTTAATCAATATCCTTCTTGGTGTCATGTCTTATATAGATATAACAGGAAGAGATGATTTCTTTGAACAAGTTAAAGCCCTGGCTTATGGTGATGATAGATGCAATAAAGTTAGCAACCTAGTTTGGGATATATATAACCCAAGCAGTTTTGCTCAGTTTATGCGTCGACATAATCAAGTCATAACAGGGTCCAGTAAATCTGGACTTCCCGAAGAAATCTTTGAAGGGGAAGGTGTGTTTTTGCAGCGCTCCTTAGTCCAAACTGACTTTGGAGTTACAGCTAGTTTGAGTCTTAAGTCCCTTGCTAAGCCACTTTTGTGGTGGACGAAAAGCAAGGAACCAGACTCGATTAGAGCTGCTTCTATACTAAATTCCCAACTGTATGAGCTTGGGTACAGAGGTCGTGACGTTTATAATGAGCATTACCCTAAATTTTACCAAGCTTGGTCTGATTTGTTATCAGACTATCAAAAAGAACGATACCCTCTGCCAACTTATGAGGATGTCGTTAGGAGATATGAAGAAACTGAAGAGTTAGATCTATCTCTAGGCGTTGGATTTAACAATTCCGAAGCTGAAGTTGCCGATGAAACGGTCAAGTCCAGGTCCGCTTAGGCGGACCTCTGGCCATCACTGCTGAGTCTGTAACTAACTACTTGTGTGTACCTTCACAGGTAGTGCCTAGCAGCAGTGATGTCAAAAGGATGCCCCAGTGGGGTTTTCCTTACGTTTTAGTTTAACGTGAATATATGAGTGTACTATGAACAATATAATAATAGTCATATTGATTTGAATAAATAATCTATTACTGAACAAACAAATATAAATAATACAAATCCATCTACTAACGATAAGATGGTGACACCAGCATCTGGTGTTGTTAGCTTTGACGACTCTGCTCCTACATCTATGACTGAACAAGTTGAAAGATTTGACCCACTTGGTAAGGCCAAGATGTCAGATGCTCTGCAAGATACGCTACAAAGACCTACTCGGATAACCTCAGGCAACTTATCTAGTTATACTGAGTTATCCTCTACTAGGCACACTATTTTAGCTGTCCTTCTCGCTGATGCCTTCTTACTGTCCAAGATTAATTATTATTCTGGGATTCGTTTTAAGCTTCATGCTAGGTTGGTGTTAAATACTAGTCCTTTCCAGTATGGC